GTCAAATTGGATGACCTGTTGATTAAATTGAAAGTTGCGAAGTATGGCACAAACACCGTTTATGCTACGCTTCTCTTCTATCCGCGCTATAATAAATCGCGGCTCATCATAACTATGTAAAGCGCAAATAGATCTACTATTTTTGCCGCCCCAAAGGATACGGGGTACATATTTACGTTTGAGTGATAACCAAAGGTTTTCGAACCTAGGATCCGCATTTCCATTAACCATTAAATACCGTTTTAGAGTATTTAACAACCAAATCATACGACTAACCGAGTTTATCGGCGATCGTATGTAGAAAGGAGAAACATCACTACCGTCATAAAAATGTCCACCACAGCTTTCCCGAAACGGGCCAGTTGTGAAAGACTTTTTACTATTAGTAGTGAAACCGCAAATATTTAAAATTTTTACAGTTAGGTTAGATGAATAGGAAGGGCATATAATATCATCCCCGTATATATTCACCGTGTGACGCCTTGCTGGAACGGCGACATTTCGCCTAGTCCAATCCCGTGTGGCTTTTACAAGCGCATAAAAGATTAGACTTTCCAGTTCGAAAGTATACCCATTGCCCATTGTACTATGCTTCTCCCAAGTAAACCATTCACCGGATTTTAAGCCGGCTTTGGGACCACTTGGTAGAAAGCCTTCTGTACTGCGTATCTCGTCTAGGAACCGTACCCAATCTATCGGGAAGAGTTCGAAAACTAGGCGCTGAGATATTGAGTCACTAGCACTTTTTAAGTCTAGTGTAGAAAGGGAGCCATCACGGCTGCCTATCTTGGCAAGCAACTGGTTGAAATCCTGGTCCGTTAAGTCCACTCCTAAACGCTTCAATGCGCGACGGAAGAACTTACCTACAGGATTTTGAAGAGCAGCGTTAGCTGCAGCTTCTTTAGCTGCTAACCTATCCTCATCTACTTTCTTAAGAACAGAGAAAATCACGTTTCCGCGAGTTTCACGCAAATTTTCAACACCTCCTGCAGCTGCCCATAACGGGGTTGCAGTTATTGTTGCTTTTGCGTATCGGTAACATTCTTTGGTCACCGAAATAGGATCACGGGTGTTGTACTTAAAGTACGGGTCGCCCTTGGTTCTTTTGCGACATACAGTCGCTCCAGAGCCGAATGACATGGTTTGGAACAAGGAAGCAGGATTGGGTTTTAAACCAACTGCTTCACCTATTATACACCTTGCTCTTTGCATAATTGCATCGAACATATCATAAGGGAG